ATTAAGTGGTACATCATATAACGGTTCAACTGGAGTAACTATTGCAAATACCGGTGTAACTTCAAACGTTGCAGGAACGGGAATTGGTGTAAGTGGAGCAACTGGTGCAGTAACAATTACAAACACAGGTGTAACTGCAATTACTGCAGGAACTGGTGTATCAAGAGATACATCTACTGGAAACGTAACAATATCAATTGGACAATCAGTTGCAACTAACGCAACTCCAACATTTGGTAACTTAACAATTAACGGAACTATTACTGCAACTGGTGATATTACGGCATTCTTTACTTCAGATAGAAGACATAAGAATAATATTCAAACTATTCCAAACGCATTGGAAAAATTATCTAAATTAAATGGTGTAACTTGGGAATGGAATGATGATGTGAATGAAGTAACAAAATCAACTCCAAAGACGGGTTTAATTGCACAAGAAGTTCAAGAAGTTTTACCAGAAGTAATTAAAACTAGAGAAGATGGTTTCTTAGCATTAGATTATTCTAAAATGGTAGGTTTATTGGTAGAAGCAATTAAAGAACAACAAACTACAATTTCAAACTTAGAATTACAAGTAAATGGATTGCAAAATGTAATTACTATTTTTGAAGATAGAATGAAAGAAAAAGGTTTATTATAATATAAATGTACGACGTTTACTATACCACCGCAGGAGGACCTTGGTTCAATAGTGGTGCAGATATGTGGGTAACAGATTGGATAAAGGAAGTGGCTCCTCATTTAGAGGTGAAGCCACTTCTTCTATTCCATAGACACAAACCCAAAAATTACGAAGAATTCCCAATTGATATTGACCACGTTTGGGAAACATCGGAAGATGAGATATTAAAAATATTTGAAGGTGCAAGACGGATACATATTCTTCATGGTCATTATACCCCAACCAGAGCTATTCATCAAAGTTTGGAAAAGATTGATTCAATCGTTTTTCATAATTTAACAAAAGTGTCTTTAATGGCACAAATGCAAAAAGATGAATATCTACATTGGTATGGGAATTGGGAGTATGAATCAGAAATGATTCATAAAATTAAAAATAAAATTTGGGTAGGATTGTATCATTTTCCATATACAACGGAAAATTTACATCACATACCAAATTATTACGAATTTAAAGTAAATAAAGAAGTTTCGGATTCATTAAAAATTGGTTTTGCCGCAAGAGCGGAAGGTAGAAAAAATTTAGAGTTCATAGAACCATTTGAAAATTATATTTCTACCAATTCAGAAACATTTAATAAGTATTACCGACTAAAATATGGACACAAATTCGAAAAAAGTAAAGTTTATAAGTTTGATTACAAATATAAAGAAAGGTTCTACGGACTTGATTGGGGTGTATCTCACTCGTGTTTTGAAAATGAACCATTCGGATATGGAATATTTGAAGCAGTTGATTGGGGTAAAGTACCAATACTACATGAAAACTGGTGTATTCCCCTTGACTACAAATATAAAGCAAAAGATGCAGAAACTTTTAAGGAAACCTATGAGCAACTCTGTAAAGATAGTTATGAAGAAAGAAAAACTGAACACAAAAAACTAAAAGATTGGATGCAATTGCACTTTGGAAATAAAGATGTATGGAAAGAAAAACTTTTAGATATTTATAACGGAGAATAAAACATATTAATATGCCAAAAAATAATTTATCATTAGGAAATCTATTCAGAGCAACTGTGGGTTCATCGAGAGTAGGAGCATCATCGTTAAATCAAAGAAACGCATCTGCAGGAACTCAAATTTCTATCGGTGCATTTGCAATTGATTCGGTAACGGCTACACCTCCAAGTTTTACATATATTGTAGAATCTACAACGGAAAACGCAACATTTACATTTGGAAGTCCAGGAGCTGCTCATGCAACAAGAGTTGGTAGTGTTGCGGCAAATTATTCAGTAACTTTTAATAATGGCAATTTTTCAGTAGGTACACCATCATTGGGGGCATCTCCATCTTTTCCAGTTACACCGGCAGGAGTTGGTTCAACTGTATATAGTGAAGCATCTGCATCATTATCAATGAAATATGAAGATGGTTTCAATACTACGGCAACTGGATATAACTCTACTACTACAAAAGTATTATACGCAGTTGATGTTTATAATACAATTAACCAACCTGATTTTTGTTTATTATTTAATACTCCAATAACAAAAGCAGATGGAAGTGTTGTAAGTGTAGAAGATTTAGTAGTTGGTGATGTAATTAAAGCATGGGTGCCAGCAGGATTGCCAGATGAAGACCAGGACCCTGAATCAGACCAATTGGATTGGAGATTTTATATGTTAGAAGATTCAACTGGTGAAGCACAAGATGTAGTTGTTAAAGATGTTACATTTAACTTTGCAAGTGGATATCATGAATTAAATAATGGTTTAATTAAAGCAACAGGAACACACCCACTTTGGGTATGGAATGTTGAAACAGAAAAATACCATTTTAAAGCAATACAAGATATTTTAATTGGTGATAAGGTAGTTACTTACACAGATGAAGATGGATTAGCAGAAGTAGAAATAATTGATATTGCAGTTATAACTGAAGATGTTGAAATTGTAACAATTAACGTAGAAAATGCTGACGTTTATTTAGCAAATGGTATTATATCACATAATAAAGGAACAACTACACAACCATATATTCCATCAGCAGGTTTAAGAATGTACTTAGACCCATCAAAATCAGCTTCTACGGCAGGAACTGCAACGGCAGATTGGTTAGATTTAAGTGGATATAATACTGGTGTTAGACCTGCAGGTGTAACAAATACAGCCGGAATTAGTGGTGGTAATCCATCATATAATAATGGTGCAAGTAGAAAAGAAAAGTATTGGACAACAAATGGTACAAACCAATTCTGGTATAAAGATACAACAACAAATATCAATGGTGGTATATCTCAATTTAATACAAATACAGGTACCATTCACGTTTGGATAAGACCTACGACAACATTAGGTGTTGCAACGAGAACTATATTTGATTATGCTGGTTTTTATAGATTATCAATCGAATCTAATGATAATTCATCTTTAAATAGAATTGCTTTCAATTCTCCTTCATTGGGTGGTCTTCAAGTAGCAATATCTGCATTATCAACAAACGTTTGGTATATGGTATCGGTAGCATTTCAACCAAGTGGTACTTGTACAATATATTTAGATGGTGTATCAGCTGGTACATTTACATCATCACCATTTACTGCACCATCTTCAACTAATTATTTAACAATTGGTTCAAATAGTGCAAGAACATTATTTTGGAATGGACAAATTGGACCTGTATTGTTCTATAACACATTACAATCATTGGCATTGGTAGACCAAGTATATGATTATTTCTCACCAACATATAAATAAGAATTTGTTGTTTTGAAAATAATTTTTATATTTATATTGAGATAATAAAATTTTTAAATTAGCATACAAATGGCAGACAAAATAGTATCACCAGGTGTTTTTACAAAAGAAAACGACCTTTCATTTTTACAACAAGGTGTAGCTGATATTGGTGCAGCGTTCATCGGACCTTTTAAAGAAGGACCATTAGTTCCAACAATCGTTAATTCTCAAGCAGAATTCGAAACTTTGTTTGGAATAGTTGATGATACATACTACACACCTTTAGCAGTACAATCATATTTAAGAGAAGCAGGAACTGCTACAATCTGTAGAGTTGCAGGTGTTGGTGGATATACTGCACAAAATCCATTATTATTAACTGCAACTTCTGGTTCAACGAACGTTGTTTCAGCATCAATTGGTATCTTATTCCCTACTGATAAAAATACTTTATCAACTGGTTTAAGTGGTTCATTTACTACTGGTAGTATTGGTGAAGGAAACTTTACAATCCAAATTACAGGTTCTACTAATTTTGCAGGAACATCATCATTAAATCCTGAAAATGTTAATGATATTGAATCTACATTTGGTACATCTCCACTAGGAGCAAAAGGAGCTTATGTATATGGATTTTTCAAAAATCATAATATTAATTTTGATTCGTATGCATCTATGAGTGTAAGTATATTGGGTGACCAAAACTTTGCATTTGATGCGCAAGAAGCTAAAACTCCATTTGTTCAATCACAATTGATTTCTGGTGAAAGAACAAACCTTTTCCGTTTTGAAACTATTAGTGCAGGAAATACGGCTAACACAAAAATTAAAATTGGTATTACAAATATTAAAGCAGCAGGTTCTGTAAATGGTACTGATTACGGTACATTCACAGTAGTTGTAAGACAATTTAATGATACAAACAAAAAGAAAGTAGTATTAGAAACATTCTCTAATGTAAACTTAGACCCTAACTCTCCTAACTATATCGCAAGAGTAATTGGAGATAGAAAGAGAACTTTTGCACCAGATGGTTCTGGTAAAATAAATGAAAATGGTGATTGGGTTAATAATTCAAAATATATTAGAATTGCTGAATTAAACGAAAACGCACCAGTTCAAGCAGTACCTTTTGGACACGGAGCTTATACACTACCAATCTCAGCATCAGCAGCAATTGGTTCAGTAATTCCGGCAGTAACTTATTTAAGTTCTTCGGCAACTGTATATGGTGGTATTGATTTAGATGGTAATACTGATAACTCAATTTATTTAAAACCAATTCCTAATGGAGCAGGTGTAGGAGCTAATGTGGATTTTGGACTAGATGTAGCAAACGGAGGAACATTATCAGTAGGTTCAACATCGGCACAATTTGTTGTAGCATTCCAAGAAGGTTTTGATGGTATGAATCCAGCAACTCCAATTAACAAAGGTAACGATATTAATGGAGGAAACTCACAAGGATTTGACCTTTCTACATCATTATCATCTGGTTCTATTGCTTACGGAAAACACATATCGGCATTATCTAATCAAGATGAATATGATGTTAATATGATTGTAACTCCTGGTGTTATTAGAAGATTACACCCATCTGTAACAACTGATATTTTAGATATGGTTGAAGAAAGAAGTGATTGTTTCTATATAATGGATACAAACGCATACACAGATACAGTAGTACAAGCAGTAGCACAAGCAAATGATGTTGATTCTAACTACGCAGCAACTTACTACCCTTGGGTTAAAACTATCGATGTAAACACTAACAAATTAATTGCAGTACCACCATCAGTATTATTGCCTGGTGTATTTGCATCAAATGATAGAGTTGCAGCTGAATGGTTTGCACCAGCAGGTTTGAATAGAGGTGGATTGATTGGAGCAGTAGCAGTTCAAAATCGTTTAACTCAATCTGAAAAAGATACATTATACGAAGGAAAAGTGAACCCAATCGTTCAGTTCCCAGGACAAGGTATCGTAGTATTCGGACAAAAAACATTGCAAGATAAACCATCTGCGTTGGATAGAATTAACGTTAGAAGATTATTATTAACTGTTAGAAAATACATCGCATCAACTTCAAGATATTTAGTATTCGAACAAAATACTGCTGAAACTAGAAATAGATTCTTAAATATCGTAAATCCTTATTTGGAATCAATCCAACAAAGACAAGGACTTTACGCATTTAGAGTTGTGATGGATGATTCAAACAACACACCAGATGTAATTGATAGAAACATTATGAAAGGAGCTATCTACTTACAACCAACTAAGACAGCTGAATTCATTCAAATTGATTTCAATATCTTACCAACTGGCGCGGCGTTTAACGGATAATTTTAAAAAACCATATTTATTATAGAGAATAACATTTAAATAAAAAGAAAATGCCAGAAATATTAGAATTTGACAAGATATTTTATAAGAATTTTGAACCAAAGCTTGGTAATAGATTCATTATGGAAATCAATGGTATCGAATCATATATCATCAAAACTGCAAGTAGACCAACATTTACTTCTGAAATAGTTGAATTAGACCATATCAACGTAAAACGTAAGATAAAGGGAAAATCTAACTGGGATGATATGAACATCACACTTTACGACCCAATCGTTCCATCGGGAGCACAACAAGTTATGGAGTGGATTAGAACATCACATGAATCATTAACGGGTAGAGATG